CATGATTGCCGAATTGGTAAGCGTGAAGCCTAAGTCAATGTCTAGGGTTTCTGGCTATAACTATTTATCACTATAAGGAGAAATAGTCATGTCATTAGGCTTAAACAAAATCATTCTTGCTAACGCAACGACCAACACGGCAGGTGCATACTGGCAATTAACTTCTGTAACGGCTAACAACGCTACAGTATTGATTCCAGCAGGTACATACCTTGCTTTCCCAACAGCTAACGTCACCATCGAAGCAGTGTCTGCATACAATGCTAACAATAGCGTTGCAACATTTTCCACTTTGTTAGCTAACAATACTGGTGGTGTTGTGATTTCTGACGGTGTAAACGTCCGTGCAAACGTGATTGTCGCTACGGCAACTACCATGATACTGGCAACAGTTAATGGTGGTCAGAACGTATCTGGCACTTACAACACTTAAAGAAAGCATAGCATGGCTAATTTAGATGCAGTAGCACAAAATACCCCAGTAAGCTTTGGCAATTTTGTCTTAGCTTCTGCAAGTCAAGTGTCACTAGGTTCTACTGGCAATGCTGTTGTCTCTTTACCAATTCTTTTAGGTGGACTTACCGTTGGTGGGTCTACTTCTAGTTCTGGTCAAGTTATTTTGAGAAGAATCACAGTTCAAAATGCAAATGCAAACGTAGCTTTAGGCAACGTGAGTATTTTGACTACAAATGATGGCAACACCAGTAATGCGGTTGTTGCTGCCACTTTGTTGTCTAATTTGACTGCTGTCGATAAGTTTCAAGATTTAACAATAGCAAGTCCGTATGCAGCTTCTACGACCATTAACGGTTACAACACGCAAGCTTTATATTTGAAAGTTAATACTGCGGTAGCAAATGCCACAGTGGATATTAAAATATTTGGTGATACGGTTTCGGGTTAATGGAAGACGTTTACGTTACCAACAACGGGGATGACACGCTGACGGACAGTTGGTGTGGCGTTCCCTACGTATTTGTTAAGGGTGTGACAGTGCAGATACCTCAAGGTGCTGCACAGCACATCTTTGGTCACGGTATGGAGAATAAAGAATCTTATCTAGCTCGTTTGGGTTGGATAAAACTTCATTCAGATGTACCACTAGGTTTGGAGAAGTTAGCGCAATTTAGTATTTCCGCAACTCCTCCTCAAAAAGACAGCTATCAACCCTCGGCTGTAGGCGTAGTACCTCTGCATGTTAAAAGACATGCGGGGGGAAAATCCTTGCAGAGGCAAGCATAAACTATGGAAGTTAAATGGCAACTCTCTCTTCCTATCTCACGGAAGTTCGTAGGCTCTTGCACGATGCCAACGGAGTATTCTGGTCTGACTCCGAATTAACGGATGACATTAACGATGGTCGTGAGAGAGTCGTTAGAGATACAGGTTGCCTTCGTACACTTACCATTTCTTATACGCCAATAACTCCAACAGGCACGGCAGCAACAGCGTGGTCTTCTGGTCTTGTAGTAACTTCTGGTGATTATATTTTTAGTAATATATTTACTTACCAAGTTACCACCTCTGGAACTTTGGGAACAACTGCCCCACCCTATCCATCTGTCTCTGGTGGCTTCCCACCCAGTACGGCTTTTGCCAATGGAACAGCTTATTTAACGTATTACGCACCTTGTGAAATTATTCCTTATTCAGCAATAAATACCACAAATCAGATACTAGATACTCTCAATGTAACAATTTATTGGGGAAATTCACGTATTCCCCTCAGATATTTGCCGTGGTCGTTGTTTAACGCACAGCTCAGATATTGGCAAAACTATGTAGGTAGACCTGTTTGTTTTTCTATCTATGGACAACAACAAATTTATATTGGTCCAGTACCTGACCAGAGTTACATGATGGAAGTGGATACGGTTATATTGCCTTTGCCTTTAACAAGTGCAAACAGCACGGCTACTGACCCTATCAATGACCCGTTTACCACGCCAGTTGCTTTTTACGCTGCTTATAAAGCCAAGTACAAAGAGCAGAGTTATGGTGAGGCAGAGATTTACAAACAGGAATACAACAAGCACGTTCAGGCTGCTCTCAATAGTTCCTTTACTAGACGTATCCCTGACCCTTACTCTAACCCATACTAATCATGGCAGCAGCAGAACAAAAAAAGTCCTATGCCATTATTAAAGCTTTTAAAGGGTTAAACACCAAGGCTAACCGCACGGCTATTGAAAAAGAAGAATTCTCCTGGCTTGAGAACGCCATGCCTATTGGTAGCGGTAATATCCGTATTGTTGCTTCTCAGTCTAATGTGACTTATGCAAGCAATAGCTCTAACAACATATCAACTACATCCAATGTCACTTCTCTCTATTCAACCAACATCAATTTAACAGATTATTTGGTAGCTTTTGAAGATGATGGACGAGCTGAATATGTTAGCTTAACAAGTACAGGTTCAGGAAATACAACGGGTAGTATTGCTACTACAAGTACATTTAGCACATCTGGAGTAACTGGTGCTCAATACAAAAATCAATACTTTATTATTGGTGACCCATCTAAAGGTGTGTTTGCTTGGGATGGAACTAACATCAACAAAATAGGTTCTATTGGTTTAATTGGAGTTACAAATGGTGGCTCTGGATATACAGAAGCTCCTAATGTGGTAATAGATGCAGCTCCTGCGGGTGGAGTCAATGCCACTGCTGTAGCTTTTGTAACCACAGGTGCTGGTGGTGTTTCCTCGGTTACCGTTGGAACGGTTGGTTCTGGTTATACATCTTTACCAACTATTACCATAGACCCACCGACTGTTGTGGGTGGGATAACAGCACAAGCAGTAGCCACTATTTCTGGTGGAGCAGTTGTTGCTATAACAGTTACCAATGCAGGTTCTGGTTATCTGACTGCCCCAGGCGTAACTATTACTGGTGGCGGTGGCTCTAGTGCAGCAGCAACTGCCAAACTGGTAACAGGTCAAGTATCAAGTATTGCACTTACAAATGCGGGTGCTGGATATACCAGTCCTCCTAATGTCATTATTACAGGTGGCGGTGGAACAAATGCTAATGCAATTGCTTCTTTAATTACTTTTGCAACAGGCACGGTTTCTATATTGGTAACTAGCGGGGGAGCAGGGTATTCATCTACACCTAGCGTTACTATTGGAGACGGTTCTGGCTGGTCAACAAGAGCAACAGCAACTGCGATTATGAGTGGAAATACGGTTTCTCAAATCATTATGACCAATAATGGAGCAGGATATACCAATACTTCCAATGTTACAGTTACTTTTAGTGGAAGCCCAACAACGGCTGCAACAGCAATTGCGGTAGTTAACAATAACCCTATTGTGGACGTAGCCACATTTTCAGGACGTACTTGGATAGCACAGGGTAGGACAGTTACCTATTCTGCCTCTACCTCTCCTTTTGACTTTACTTCTGTAAGTGCTGGTTCAATTACTTTAACTGACGAAACCTTACACGGCAACATAACCGCCATCTTTTCAGCCAACAACTTTTTGTATGTTTTTGGTGAGGACAGCATCAACGTGTTCTCAGATTTACGTGTTTCTAGCACGGGTTCAACCCTGTTTACCAACACCAATGTTTCCGCTTCTGTAGGTACTAAAAGGATTTACGCCATTTTTCCTTACTTCAGAAGTCTTTTATTCATGAACGACTACGGTATTTATGCCTTGGTAGGTTCTACAACATCTAAGTTATCTGACCCTCTAGATGGTATTTTCCCTTATATTGATTTCACCAAGCCTGTGACAGGTGGTCAAGTTCTTATCAATAACATCCTGTGCGCTGCTTTTAACTTTTACGTGAGTAGCACTCTTACGCTTGGTCCAAGCCCGTCTAGGTATATTCAAGCCGTCTTTTTTGAAAAGAAATGGTTTATTACCTCTCAAGGTGATGCTCTTAATTATGTAGCTTCTGTTCCTGTTGGGGGGGTAATTAGCCTATATGGAGTGACTAGCAAGCAGTTGTACAAGTTATACGGTAATGCAACGGCTAATATAGCCAGTTACATTCAGACTGCTTTAGACCCAATGGGGGATAGCATTAGAACCAAACAAGCATTAAAATTTGGTATTGAGGCAACAGTTGCCAATGCAGCCACTTTTACGGTAACAGTAGATTCTGAAAGTGGGTCTAGTCCAACTTATACATTGTCAAACAGTGTGCTTTGGACTAACAATGCTGGTAACACAATTGGTTGGATAAATAACAGCTCTGTAGCTATAGCGTGGTCATCCCAAAACGGATATTATCTCTATAAGACAGATGCTCAACAATACGGTAAATACCTGGGGTTGACGCAAACTAGCAATAGTGCAGGTTTTGTTGTCAATACATTTGAGTTTGAACATGAATTAAGAGTGAGGTTCTAACATGGCTGTTCCATATACATTTGCAACTGCAACAACTGCAATTCCGTTATCTAATCTAGATAGCAATTTTGCCACGGCAATCACAATTGGTTCTACTGCTACATATCTGGGTAATACCACGACAACCATAGCAGGGTTAACCCTCACCTCTCCTACATTAACAACCCCTGCGTTAGGAACACCATCTAGTGGGGTGTTGACCAACTGTACGGGTTTGCCTGTATCAACGGGTGTATCTGGATTAGGAACAAATGTAGGAACATTTTTAGCTACTCCAACAAGTGCCAACTTAGCTTCTGCTGTAAGTGATGAAACAGGCTCTGGTTCTTTGGTGTTTGCTACTTCTCCTACATTGGTTACTCCAGTGTTGGGAACACCAACATCAGGTACGTTGACCAACTGCACAGGATACACAACAGCCAATCTATCTGGCACGATAACCAATGCTCAGTTAGCCAACTCTACTATATCTGGTGTTTCTCTTGGCGGTAGTTTATCCAATTTAACAGCAGGTACAAACATTACTTTTAGTTCTGGTACAACCTACAACGGGTCTGCTGCCATTACCATCAACGCAGCTTCTAGCTCACAAGTGTACCCAGGTGCAGGTATTGCCAATAGCACGGGTAGTGCTTGGGGAACGTCCTACACCACATCAGGTAGCGGTACGGTGGTGGCTTTGAACAACACACCTACGCTTACCAATCCTACAGTTACCAATTACGTTGAAACACTTTATGCAGCCAATACATCAACTGCAATCACGGTTGCATTAACCAATGGTACGGTTCAGCAGTTAACTTTGACAGGTAATGCGACTATAACAATGCCAACTGCGGTGGCGGGTAAGTCTTTTATTATCATGCTCAAACAAGATGCAACTGGTTCAAGAACAGTAACTTGGTCAACGGTAGTATGGGGTGGAGGAACAGCTCCTACAATTACATCAACAGCATCTAAACAAGATATTTATTCTTTCTTTAGTGATGGAACAAATTGGTATGGTGCAACTATTGGGCAGAACTACTAATGTTTGGCGCATCTAAATCAGGGCAAAGTATAGGTAAACCAGACCCACAATTTAACTATGTAACTGCTTTGTTGCATGGAGATGGGACTAATGGTGCTCAGAACAATACGTTTTTAGATTCTTCATCTAATAACTTTACAGTAACTAGAAGTGGTTCAACTACACAAGGTTCATGGAGTGCTTATGGTAGTTTGTGGAGTAATTATTTTAATGGTAGTACGGATTTTATAAACGCACCATCTAGTACAGCTTTAGGATTTGGTACAAGCAACTTTACTATGGAAATGTGGGTTTTTTCTGGTGCAAATGGTACTGGTACTCGGCTTGGTGGAAACGGAACAGGGGGTGGATGGGCTGCAAATAAATGGATTATAACTACGTCAACGCCTGGGAATGTGGATAAATTTGTTTTAGGTACAAATAACTCAAGCAGTGATTTATTGGCTTCTACAAGCACATTCAATAACAATCAATGGATGCACGTTGCCATAACTAGGTCGGGAAATAGTTGGGCAATGTTTGTTAATGGCACTAGAGAATCTACAGTTACTTCATCTATTTCATTGGATGGGGGTGGTAGCAATACTTTGTATTTAGGCAAGTCAAATGTATCTGGCGATGGTTTGTGGGCTGGTTACGTCAGTAACTTTAGGATTGTAATTGGAACTGCTGTTTACAACCCAGCAAGCACAACTATTACTGTACCAACCACACCATTAACTGCAATCACAAATACACAATTATTAACTTGTCAATCTAATCGTTTTATTGATAATAGTACAAATAACTTAACAATTTCAACTGGTGGCACTCCATCAGTACAAAGATTTAACCCATTCTTACCTACATATTCACAAGCATATTCAACAAGTGTTTATGGTGGTAGTGCTTACTTTAATGGTAGTACAGATTATTTAACATTAGCATCAAATACCGCATTTAATATATTTGGCGGTAATATGACCGTTGAATGTTGGTTCAATGCTAGTTCAATATCAGCATCAGCTCATTTATTTGCTTTTGTAGAAACATCAACAAATAGAGAATCAATTTATTTTAATTCTTCACAATTAACTTTTTATTCTGCTAACGCATTGGGTAGTGGAAACAACATTGCTACATCTGCTCTATCTCCAAATACTTGGTATCACATGGCACTTGTTAAAAATGGTGCAACATTTACCTTATATTTGAATGGAGTTTCAGTAGGAACATCTACAACAACATATTATTCAACTGCAAATCAATCATTACAAATTGGCACATATAACAATGCGGGTTACGGCCCTGATTGTTTTAATGGATATATGTGCGACATAAGGGTAGTAAAGGGTACAGCAGTCTATACATCTAACTTTACTCCTCCAACTGCACCGTTAACTGCAATAAGTGGAACATCGTATCTTGGTAGCATGACAAACGGTGCTATTTATGACAATGCAATTATGAATGACCTTACCACAGTAGGTTCAGCACAGATTAGTACAAGTGTTGTTAAATATGGTACTGGGTCAATAAAGTTTAATGGAAGTACAGATTATTTAGTAAGCAACTCAGCAACAACAGACTTATATGCGTTTGGTTCTGGAGATTTTACAATTGAAATGTGGGTTCGTTTTTCTGCAATAACTTCTGGTGTATACACTTTATATGATTCAAGACCTAGTGGTGGTCAAGGCGCATACGCTAGTATTGCTTTGGATCAAGGAACTGCAAAAATTTATTATTATGTCAGTAGTGGAATAAGAATTACTGGAACAACAACTATTGCTACTGCCACTTGGTATCACGTTGCTATTTCTCGCTCTGGAACAAGTACAAAATTGTTTATCAATGGAACGCAAGAAGGTTCAACATATACTGATTCAACTGTTTATCTTAACCCTTCAAATAGACCAATAATAGGTGGTTCTGGAAGTTTTGGTGAATTTGTTAACGGCTATATTGATGACTTACGCATAACCAAAGGTTACGCCAGATACACATCCAATTTCACACCTCCAACAGCAGCATTACCTAATTATGGAAGTTCAACATGAAAATAGCAATCATATCCAATAATACAGTCACTCAAGTTGGCGAGTATTCAGAACTATTCCCAAATACATCATTTAACCTTAGTGGGCCTGATGATGCTTGGTTAACTGAAAACTCATGCAAGAAAGTCAATCTCTACAAAGACCATGACCAGTTAACTCAAAAGTTAATTGCTAGTGAACCTTATATTGATGGGGACTGGGTTTATTTGGTCAGCGTAATAGCAATGACCGATGATGAAATTGCATCTGCAAAAGCTAGTGCGTTGTCTCAAATCAGGTCACAAAGAGATAGATTGTTGAGTGCCTGTGATTGGACTCAATTATCTGATGTATCTTTTGCCAAGAAAGATGACTGGAAAACTTACAGACAAGCATTGAGAGACTTGCCAGGAACAATTACTACAGACCCCAGAACATGGAATGATTATCCCCATGACCCTGATTATGTGGAGAGAACAATATGAGTACAAATGCTTTTACCAAGACAGGTAACACCGTAGTCTTTACGGCTGCTACCTCTGCTCCTACACCTGTGCAATGTAGTTCTACTACTTTGGGTGGTAATCAATACAGGATTATCAATGCAGGTACTGTGACTGTATTCTTAGGATATGGCGTATTGTCCACAGATGCTAGTAACAACGCTGTTGTAGTAACCTCTACAGGCAATGCGTTCCCCCTTTTAGCAGGTACAGATGAAATATTGACATTTGTACCCAATGCTTATTTCACAGGTATAACCAGTAGCAGTACAGCCAGTATCTACATAACTCCAGGTGATGGGATGTAATCATGTTAAAAACAGTTTCTTCAGCAGGTGGTGGTAGTTCTGGGTTTCCAATTACGCTTGGCAATACAACCATTGCAGCAGGTAGCACAACCACAAATGTAGGAAACTTAACTTTAGCAAATGCAACCATCACAAGTGGCAACGTAACCATTACAGGAGGTTCTATCAATGTCCAGTCTACTAATCTTGTGTCTACCACTTCTAGCACTGCTACTTATGGGACTGCCTCTCTTCCTCTTCAACCACTAGGCTTTATACAAGTTGACCTCAATGGCACAGTTGTTAAAGTCCCTTATTACGCTGTATAAATGACAACAGTAAATGATGTTGACCACAAAATAGATTCGCATATAGATGTATGCGCTATTAGGTACGAAAGTATAGAGCGTGAAATGCGTGGAGTTAATGCTCGTCTGAAACGTTTGGAAGGGATTTTAATAGGGTGTGCTGGGGCTATCATTCTTCTTTTACTTAACATCATGATGAAATGAACAATGATAATTTATCTTATGTTGAGTTTGGAGATACAGAGGGTTTAGGTAGGTTCTTGTTTGAGAACGGTGTTCAGCACCAGTTGTTTTACGAGATTCTGGATGACTAGGGTATTCTTGTGCAGAAGTATCCGTTATTAGATGCGGATACCAAGAACTTAGATGACTGGCTTTTTGTGCACAATCAAGTGCACCAG